CGCATAGCATTTAAGGATGCTAAACCAGCTCTCATTGTAGCTCCGTCACCTCTCATTGCACCACCTAAAGCCATAGCCATAGGTCTAGTAAAGGTTGCAGTAGATGTACCTAAGATTGCTCGGACTGCTGTTTTAGGTCCAGATAGAACACTATGAGTAAACATAGAACCCATCTCTCTTAAAAATGCACCAGTCTTTTTAGCATCTCCACCCCATGCACCACCTCTCATTTTGATTCGCATAAAAGCATCAAGGTCGTCTAGTGTGTGTATATCTTTAGCCATAGAGATACCCTCAAACATAGCCTTAAATATTTCATCGCCTTCATCGCCAGTCATATCTAACGCCATACCGAAAGCATTAATACTTTCTTTTACTTGTTTGTCTATCATCTCAGCTTGTAGTTTTGGAGTAACTGTTTTACCCCTCATCTTTCCAAACTGTCGTAGTTGTTGAGATATATCAGCACTAGCCATTTTTCTCATCTGCAAACCAGCAATTAGTTTTTTAACCATCTGCTGTGCAGGACCATCAATATCTTTTATGTCATAAAAATTTGCTAATTCTCTAGCTGTAACTCCTGCATCTCTTATTTCATTAAATAAAGAAGCATTAATCATATCTATAACATCAGCATATTCACTAGAAACATAAGAATATAATGTTTTCTTACCACTCTTACGTACTAATTTTTCTTTGCTTATCTCTTTCCAAAACTCTTCAGGAGTCAAATCAGAGGTATTTCTACCTTCAAACACAGCTTTGTAAGTATCAATATCTTGAGCATACATTTCATCAAGAGTTTTACCTTGACGTGCAGCAGTTTCTTTCATCTGTTCTACATAACCTTGACTTCTAAATCTGCGTAATACTTTCTCTACAACTCCTCTAGCTTCTTTAGTTCCTTTGGTAAGTGCAGTAACCTCAGTGTTAGATAGTGAGGAACCAATACTTCC